GTGGTTTGAAATATGCAGCCTCTTCAATTATCTATCTTTCAAAGAAGAAAGAAAAAGAAGGAACAGAAGTGGTAGGAAATATCATACACTGTAAGAATGCAAAATCTAGATTGACAGTGGAGAACCGAATGGTTGATGTCAGACTCAATTATGAAACGGGTCTAGATAGATACTATGGTTTACTTGACCTTGCACTTGCAAGTGGTATCTTCAAGAAATCGTCAACAAGGATTGAACTACCAAATGGTAAAACAGAATTTGGTAAAACTATTAATAACAACCCCGAGAAATACTTTACTGATGAAGTAATGGAAAGATTGGAAGTTGTAGTAAGAGATTATTTTAAATATGGAAACGAGAATAGAACAGACGATACTCAAGAATCTGATTCAGAATGAAGAGTTTACACGGAAGTGTATCCCTTTTCTAAAGTCCGAGTATTTCACAGATACAGCTGAAAGAACGATATATGAATTTACATATGAATACTTTCAGAAGTATACTAAACCACCTACAGTAGAAGCACTTCTCATAAATCTTGATAATTCTACGAATGTAAATGAGAAGATTATCACAGATTCTAAATCTATTGTAGAAGGTTTCGGTAGAGACGACACACCTCAAGACTGGTTATTAGACGAGACAGAGAAGTGGTGCAAAGATAGAGCAATCTATATTGCAGTCATGGACTCTATAGAAGTCATAGATAAGAAGTCACAACGCTCTACTGGTGAGATACCCGAACTTTTGAAAGATGCACTTTCCGTGTCCTTTGATACCCACATTGGACACGATGTATTAGAAGACGCAGACGAAAGATTTGAATTCTATCATACGGAAGAAGAGAAGATTCCGTTTGACCTAGAATACTTCAACAAGATTACTAAGGGTGGTTTACCAAACAAGACTTTGAATATTGTTCTTGCTGGTACTGGTGTTGGTAAATCATTGTTTATGTGTCACCAAGCGTCTTCTTGTCTTGTAATGGGAAAGAATGTATTGTACATTACCATGGAAATGTCAGAAGAAAGAATTGCAGAGAGAATCGATGCAAATACTTTGAACATTCCTATGAAAGAACTTCCCGACTTGTCTAAAAAAATGTATGACAAGAAGATTGAGAAACTCAAGAACAAAACAAAAGGTAAACTGATTGTAAAAGAGTATCCAACTGCAGCTGCACATGCTGGACATTTCAGACATTTATTACAAGAACTGGATATCAAGAAAGATTTTCAACCCGATATTATCTTCATTGACTATCTAAACATTTGTGCAAGTCATAGAATCAGGCCAGGCTCAGGTGCAAACTCTTACACTCTAGTTAAGAGTATTGCAGAAGAACTTCGTGGTCTTGCAGTTGAATATGATGTTCCAGTTGTATCTGCAACACAAACTACAAGAAGTGGTTATGGTTCTACAGATATTGGACTCGAAGATACTTCTGAATCTTTTGGTCTGCCTGCAACTGCAGACTTAATGTTTGCATTGATTACAAGTGACGAGCTCGAAGACCTAGACCAGTTAGTAGTGAAACAATTGAAGAACAGATACAATGACCCAACAATATTCAAGAGATTTGTAATCGGTATTGATAGGTCAAGAATGAAACTTTATGACTGTGAACAAGAAGCTCAGGAAGAGTTGATAGATTCTGCAGAGAATGATTATGATGATTCTATACCAGTTGCAGACAGAGGAAGAGATAGATATTCGGATTTTAAAATATGATAAGAAAGAAAAACATACAAAATAGAAGACAAGTTGCCCTAGATAATTTACTAAAAGTAAAGGAACCAAATGACCGTCAGAAGAAGGAAATTGCATCTTTACAGAAAAGTCTAAAGGTATAAAAACCCTCTTGTCATACCATAAATAGTATTGTATAATATAATGTACTGTTATGGAAACTAAAAAAACATTGAAGTCTGATGAAGTAATCGAACTGATTACCTATAAGATACAACTCAAAAAATCTCTCAGAGATTTAAAGAAGAGTGGTAATCTTAAACAGGCTGATATGATACAGTTGAAACTCGAACAAGTAGAAGAAAAACTTCACTCTTCACCCCTTTCAAAAACCTAAATAGTTCTTTTAGGAGGAAATCACATGGGAGCATGGGCAGACCAAATTGCTTTATTAGATTTAAGAATTGCACGACAGGAACGATACAGAGATTGGATTGAAGGAACCAATAGTAATGTATTCGGCCCTAGAGGAGAAGCTGCAGACTGGAGTAATCCAGCACATACAGACGGTTGTGACCCTAATGATACCACTGGTGCATCTAATCATAGATGGACTGGTACAGGTGGTGGTGACGCTTACTTTGCATGGTGGAGAAGTCAATATCCGACAGTTGATGAAAATGAGACAGACCCAGTCACACTGGGTGTTTATGAAGCATGGAAAGACTGGTCAGATAATGGTTCTAATGTAAGAGCTCAAACTGGTATGGAAGCTGCATTGACAGCACATAAACAAAATATCACTGATTTGACTGCAAAGAAGGCCACACTACAGAATAAAATAGACAGTGGTGCATCAGGAGAATAGTCACCCGAATCAAAAAAAATCATAAATAGTAGTATTCCACAGAAAATTGTGATATAATACTATTATGGGTGCAAAGAACTTACATTTAGAACATTTAGAAGACGAAATCATCAATCAAGGTATTGACGGTGGTCGTGGTGCAATAAACTTTTTGCAAGGTCTTCGTGACATGTTAAAGGGAAATGCACAGTCAGGTGTTAAAATGACTGTAAAGTGGGACGGAGCTCCTGCTATCTTTTGTGGTAAACACCCCGAGACTGGTCAATTCTTTGTTGCAAAGAAATCACTATTTAATAAGACACCTTTATTCTATACCTCAGAACAAGAGATAAAAGAATCACCCGATTTATCAGGTCAATTACAAGAGAAGTTTCTTACTTCATTCAAATACCTATCTAAACTATCTTGGAATACAATCATGCAAGGTGATTTAATGTATACCAACGATAAGAAAATGCAAAAGATTGACGGTAAATCATTTATCACATTCCAACCAAATACTATTTTATATGCAGTATTAGCTGAATCAGATTTAGGTAAACAAATTGCAAAATCTAAAATGGGTATTGTATTTCATACCACATACACAGGTGGAACTATACAAGATTTAGGTGCAAGTTTTGGTGCAAACATATCTAAACTAGGAAGTAGTTCAGATGTATGGATTGACGATGCAAGTTATAAAGATGTAAGTGGTAAAGGTTCCATGACTGCAAAAGAAACACTTGCATTGACTCAAGAATTATCTAAAACAGGAAGTGCATTCCACGGAATCAAGAAAAAAGATTTAAATAAATTTCAAGAATTACAAACTGCAATCGGTTCTAAGGGAGCTGGTGCAAGTTATAAAACATATTGTAATACACTTATCAGAGGTGGTAGTTTCAATCCGACATATGAAGGATACATATCACACTTCGAGTCTTATTGGGCTGATAAGGTAGTTGGTAAAGTAAAAACAGAAAAGACAAAACAAATCAAGAGAGAAATTGGTGACTCTATTTTAAAAGAGTTGAGGTCTCTTAAAAAGTTTATAACAAACCTTACTGCATTCATGGGACACTTAGTCAGTGCAAAACAAATGGTCATAAATGTCCTAAATAGAGTAAAGAGTATAGGAACATTTAAAAAGACTGCAAATGGTTTTGAGGTAGTAAACCCCGAAGGTTATGTTGCAATCGATAAAACAGGAAGTGCAGTTAAACTTGTAGACCGAATGGAGTTTGCATTCAATAACTTTACTGCACAAAAGAACTGGGACAAGTAATGAAAACATTCGGTAAATTTTTAACAGAAGCAAAAGACCAAGGTGCAACATTTACTTTTGGTCGATTCAACCCACCCACAACAGGACACGAAAAACTTGTAAAGAAACTTCAATCAGTGGGTAAGGGTACAGATATTTTATTATTCTCTTCCCACTCAAACGACAAAAGAAAAAATCCGTTATCACATAAAGACAAAGTAAAATATCTCCGTAAGTTCTTTGGAAGAATTGTAGTTGATGCAAATGTAAGAACTGTATTTGAGATTTGTAATTATCTACAACAAAAGAAATATACTAAAGTAAATATGGTTGTAGGTTCAGACAGAGTAAAAGAGTTTGAAGCTCTATTAACAAAATACAACGGAGTTAAAGCAAGACACGGTTATTACAAATTCAAAGAGATTAATATAATCTCTGCTGGAGAAAGAGACCCCGATGCAGATGATGTATCAGGAATGTCTGCAAGTAAAATGAGAGAGTTTGCAGAGAAAGGAGATTTCGAAGGATTCAAAGACGGTGTTCCAAGTAAAGGTAAAAACCTTGCAAAGAAACTATATGACGATATCAGAAAAGGTATGGGTATCAACGAAGGAACTCTACCTGAATATATGATAGAAGATTTAGTCAAAGAAGGAGTTTATGACCCAGGCATCTTCAAAGCAGTTTTCCTTATGGGTGGGCCAGGCAGTGGTAAATCTACAGTTGTAAATAAACTTGGGTTGAAAGCACTAGGTCTTAAAATGGTAAATACCGACCAAGCATTTGAGAACGGATTAAAGAAAGCAGGTCTATCTCTTGATTTGAGAGGTGCAGACTTTGATAAGGTTGACCCGATTCGTGCAAAGGCAAAGAAGATAACTGGTAAGAATATGGATAATTATATTGCTGGAAGACTTGGTATGATATTCGACACTACAGCTGCAAATAAAAATAAGATTGTCAGTTATAAAAAGTTATTAGATAAATTAGGATATGAATACAAAATGGTATTCGTTGTGACTTCTTTAGATAATGCACAAAAAAGAAATGATATGCGTGCAAGAAAACTTCCACCTGAAATTGTAAAATCAGATTGGGACAAAGCAATGGCAGCTGCAAATGAGTACAAAAAACTATTTGGAAGAGATTTCTATGAGATTAAAAATGACGATACAGTACAGGCATTAGATAAAAAAGCAGGTGCATTGTACAGTAAATTAATGACATGGACT